TGATTGAATCAATCACGTTAGTTATGCCCGAAGCTTAAACGGAATGACCTTCTTTTTATCAAGCATTCGATGATAGTCCAATAGGACATTAGCATCAAAACCATGGCTAAGGTTCATTATTTTATTCAATAAGATAATGTCCTTAGTCAGACAAATTCCATCTGACAATACTACATGGTCAGTGCCTGAAACAACCACAACATTTCTGTCTGGATCAAAATCCGTAAGTAAAGGTTTTTCAGCAAGTAGCCTTTCCCTAAATTCATTAGGTTTCAATCCAGGTAGAGTTAATACTGCTTTTTTGGTTATTGAATAGCCTAAGCTACGTGAGCTCTTCATATTTAACTTATAAACGTCATATCTATCAAGCTTGCCAGATTTACAAACAATATAGATTTTTTCTTGTTTATGAACATTTGTGTTATTTAGGTGAAAGTTTAAGTGTTCCAACACAGGTATCTGTTTTACCAAGTAGGTTTGCATTACCTCAGCCAACAAAGTTGATGCCATTCGGATGATCTCCTTCCCATTAGAGTCATTCAGTTGGGCCAATTGAGATACTATATCCATTAAGTTTTGATGTGCCCTAACAACATTCAGATGTGAATCGTAGACCTTCTTGTCTGCAATAATTGTGTTTAAATTTAGATAATGAAATGTTATCTCGTAAAAGTTAGAGAAGTCAGTCTCAAGATTATTGAGATACTTAGCCTTCGCATCCAGGAGTACGTAATTGTAGTACTCTGGATCTACAAAATTGGCTTGGCAAAGCCACATTGGGTCTAACACCAGCCTAGGGTTTAAAGTTTTCATAAGTACCCCTAGTTTTCTTGTTATTTATTTTAGGCTAAAACCGCAATACTCTGCGATAAATAACAAAAAGAACAAATTAATGCAAGTAGTCACCTACAAGATAATTCCAGACCTAGATAAGAACTCGATTGCATACAGCAAAAATTATAGAATTTTTTCAGCTGGTGATCCTGTCCCTGGGGCTGTGAAAATTGTTGGATTTACTGAAGATTTGACACTAAATGGAGCTAATGCTACTTACATAAACCGTAAGTTCAGATACTCTACTGACCGTGGAAACTGGTCACTATGGTACTCATTTAGCCCAAGTGATATTTCGGAAATTGATGTGTTGGAATTTAATGAGTCTCAGTTATTCATAGAAGTTAAGTATGAGTATGATGATACAACTTACGATGCAATCGTAGATTCATTAGTTATTAACTCTGCTAAATTTAAAATTCAAAGCACAAAAGCTGACGAGACTCTTTATACACCATCAGTTAGCTGTTCTCCTGAACGTTGCCCAGCGCTGGTTGCTGAAAGAGAAGCTTCTTTTAAACCTTATGAAGTCGGCAGTGCTATCGGTATTTCAAAAGAATTAAGTCTACAAACAAATAAATTATTCGGCCATGAGGTTGTTTATTTTAAGACTGAACCTGATAGAGATGGTGGAGACTTTATTTTTAAGGAATGGACTCTCTTTAAAACAACTGACCGCAAGTGTGTTAAGGTTGTTGTACCTAATAATATTTTCCCAGATAACAAGCCTAATTTCACCGAATTTGGAGTAGATTTTGAAATTCCATTTGAGATTCACGTTGATCACATTTATTTTCAATCAATATTTGGACCAAACTCTCAACCTCGAAAGAGAGATTACTTATACATGCCGCTAACTAATCGAATGTATGAAATTCAAGGTAGCTATCTGTTTAGAGGATTTATGATGGAACCGCTTTATTGGAAAATTCAGTTAACTAAGTTTCATCCGAATATCGATATGTTAATGAAAGCTGATGATCGTAGGTTCCTAGACAATATTATTATGACTAGCGATGAGTTATTTGGTGCACCGGCTGAGGTTCAAAAGAAAGATGCTCTTAACAAGCAGCAATTAAAAACCATTTCCAATAAATTTGATGAGACGCGTAGATCACTTCACCCTGACCTAAATAATAAAATCTTAGATTATACGTTTAATTACTCTCCATTAATTGAATATTATTATGATATGAGTGCAGTAAAACCGATTGTTGCAAGCTATCAAATTGTGTCAAACGGCACAACTCAAGATCAAGACCTTTCACCTAATTCTCCATACACAGTTTTCGCGTATGAGAATAGTGAAATTTATAAAAATTGGATTGCTCGACAGCTAAATACTGGAGACTCTAACATAAATAGTGCAGGTAAACTTTTACCAGTTAAAATGAACGGTCCAAAGGACTCATATAATCCAGCAACTGGAAAATACGTTACGGTTGAAGGTTATAAGAACTTATCATTTAACTCAAATGAGCGTAGAGATATTACTGCATACTCAAGTGGAGTTCTTCAATTTAAACAATCTGAAAATGCAGTTGTTTATAAAGCAGTTGCATCCACTGTAAATACTCCAAACATGACATTTAGCAGTATTGTTAAATTCAATAAAGGTTCACAAACCATAAAGATATTAGATGGATTTGATAATTTTCAAGAAAAGGGACTAATTATCACATGTAATCTAGTTGATATTGATGGAATTACCGCGACTGCAACAATCTACGTAAACATAAATAATACAATTTATCCATTTACGGTAGGTACCTTAACCTATGATACGTGGTATTCTTTAGTAATTCCAGTCTCTGCTCAATATGGCCAGCTAGCAGTAAACATATATTCATTTGGCCAAGATCCAGCAAACGTAAAAAACTCAAATCGGTTAATCGGCGTTTACTCAAGCTCTTCTAATATTGGACAGTTCTCTTTTGAAACTACTGAGAATTGGACGTTACCAGCCGCTAACTATTCAATTGCTAATATTAGACTATTTAATACAATGGTGCAAGCAGAGGATCATGAATTTATAATAAGTCAGCTATTCATTAGAGACGAGTCAATGCTTGAGATTATAGATAACGCTCGACCTCGACTAAATGTACCATTCATTGCAATAAACAGATAAAACAATATGTATAAAGATTTAACTAAACAAAGTCTATTCGACAACGTAAATTTGGGATTTGAATTTGAGTTCTTTTCTCCAATTGAGCGTGCTGAACTTGCTGAGAAACTATCTTCGTTACTTGGCAAAAATGTAATCAGCACAAATGATTACGGTTCAGATATTCCAGTAAGCTATTCTGATTTTAAAATAGAACCTGATTTTTCAGGTGGATTTAAAATGAACGAACTTATTACTGGAGTAATGCCATACAATGAAGCAATTCATGTAATGTACAAAGTAATGAATTTCATTGATGAAAACGGATTCACTTCTGACCGTACTGGCATGCACATCAATATCTCATTAAACGAATTTGACTTGGGCCTGCGTGAAAGATTACAGAATCTAAATGTGTTCAAGTACATCTTAGCCCTAAATGAAGAAAGAATATTTGAGATGTGGCCTTCTGCTAAATCAAGAATGCAAAAGATTTACAAGAACTCAGTATCAAACATCTATCCAAAGAATAAATTTCTTGCAGAAACATCTCTTGACTATGCTAGACCCAGTAGTCCTCTTGACTATATGTATCCGCAATCTAAGTATTTTGGATTAAATTTTGAAAAGCTACATGAAGGTTATCTTGAAGTTAGATATGCAGGTGGTACCGATTATCAAATTAAGAGACAGAGTGCAACTTCATTAATTAACTATATTGCTGAATCTCTGCAATCAACTTTACAATCAAATTATCAATACTCAATTGATGAACAAAAGAAAGTTTTTGATGTTCTAAAGAAACAGAGAGGAAATACTCTTGCGCTTAAGACGTATGAAAACTTTATTAAGAATTTTCCAAATATTGAATTGTACGTTGACTTAAAAGACGATCCTCGTATTCTTGAGGCAAACTACCTTAATTTTAGGGATAGCTTATTTGATCTGGTTACCTTTGGAAAAATGGAAAAGGGCCAATTGAACTATGATACCTCAACTCAAAGAGTTCAGTTAAAGGATTCTTCGCTAAAAGAAGGATTTGGAATTCATGGAATAGATCTAATTAATTGTTCGATTGAGGCTGAGGTTAAGGACTGTGTTCTATTTGGTTGTAAAGTAAGATCATCTCACATAAGCGAATGTACAATTATAACCAATAATGATATCAGATACTGTCATCTTGACTCTTGCCTATTTGAAAAAGGCTCAGAGAATAGAATTGACTCAAGCTACATAAATAGCTCTCCAGATTCAATAATCTATGCTAACTTAAATGAGTGTATCGTTAGATCAGGAATTATTGCATTGAGTTCAGAAGTAGACAGTAAAACTGAGGTTCTATCCGGTAATTTAAAGGGTAGTAAAGAACGAATAAAATAACGAGGAAACTTTCGGGTTAATAAATAGGTATAAAGCCTAATCCTGTAAATATACAATGGCAGTACAGTTAAAAATTCAAAGCATTAAATCGATAAACGGCGCAAGTTTAACCAGTGTCGTTGATTTAACAAACTTCAACTTTAGCACAATAAAGTCAGCTATCGATGAGTTTCTAACCTCGATCAATTATGATCAAGGTTCTCAAGTAACTGTTGATATTGAAGGAATTTCTGCAAATACTATTATTGTTAGAGAAGGATTAACGGTATACGGAGCTCAGCAACAGAATGGTACATATCCTGAAGTAATTAAACTTTACCCAACTGGGGCTATTACCGGTAAGAATGTGGTAATGGAAGATGTGGTTGAGGGTAGACGATTAAGATTAAAAGTATTTGGGCTGCTACCTCCAACTGGAGTTCCAGGAGAAGTAGTTTATATTACTGCTCAAGGCCAAAGACAAGAAGGTTTTTACGGATATCTAGTTTCAACCGGTTGGACTCTGCTAAGCGGCGGTAGTGGTGGTAATTGCCGAGCAGCTATTACCCGATCAGTTACACCAAACACAGTAACCGGAGATGGTGAACTTGTTTCGCCAGGCCTTTTACCAATGCCCGCTCCACTTACCACCAGTGAGTACTTACTATTCATTAATGGTCAACAGGTAATTGTTGGTGATGGAGATATTTTAGCCCCAGCATATTTTAGTAAAGATGGAGGAGTTACTGCATCAAATTATGGGCACGTTGACTCAACTGATGAACTCTATTGGAATACTTCTATTGCCAATTACGGTTTAGATAATTTAGATTTTGTTACCTTAATATACACATCAGCTGACCCGTATTGTTCATCGGCTGGCGTACTATGTAATACTCAAATCATTACAGCAGGTAATGATACTGCAACTTATAACCAAGTAGGAGTTGAAATTATATTAGACAGTGTAGTTGCTCAAGCTGCACCAATTACAGTATGTGCAGTGCCACCACCGCCAAGTACACCAAATGGAGCAACTCCATACGGCTATTACTTACAGAATGCAAATTTGGCATTTGAGATCACAACTCCATTAACCATTGGAGCCCTAATTAGATTTACCCTACCTCAAGCAATGACTCAACCTGTATTTGATACAGTTAGAATTTTCCATGAGGTAAGCGGAACATACGTTGATGAAACTGTTTTAACTGGACCCTATGCACCAAATTACGCTACCCGTGAAATCTATGCACAGGTTACTTCGTTTAGCCCGTTTTTTGTAATTCCATTTATGGAAATTACAACTACTACCAGTACAACTACAATTATTCCTACAACAACTACCACAATTCAACCTACTACCACAACCACCACTTGTGCACCAGGTTCAATATTCTATGATGTTGATTACGATCCAGCTGCAACTCAAGTGTCGTTTATCGGTACTCCAAGCGGACCACACAGCGTTACATTTATGCCAGTCGGAGGACCTTCGTATGACCTAACTGACTTACATGGAGTTCCAATTAGCCTATCATGGATTTTTGATAGAACCCTTTCTGAATACGCATCTGCTGGAATAAGCACAGTATTTGGAACTTATACTTTCCAATTATCGTCAGGTTGTCAATATAACGTTATTGTATCGCTTGCAGCAACCACTACTAGTACAACATTACCGCCAACTACGACCACCAGTACAACTGCTGCTCCAACTACTACAACTACCTTGGCTCCAACTACTACAACTACCTTGGCTCCAACTACTACAACAACTACAGTTGGCCCGACTACTACGAGCACAACACTACCGCCATGCGATAGATTCACAGTTACTCCAACCTTACTTGGTGAGTATGCTGTAGAGTTTAGCTTTGAAGGGCCAGAGTCGTCTTACTTAATTGAGCAAGACGGCCATTTGCTTGCAGCTAACAATATACCTAATCCGTCTATCGTAGAATTGGTTTATGGAAAGGTAACAATAACGATTGAGGAATGCTCATATTGCTTTAACTTTAATTACGATCTTCAAACAATCGATGCAATCGGCTGTGACGAATCTATCACTACCACGACTACTACTGCTGCACCAACCACTACTAGTACAACTGCGGCACCAGTAGTGTACACAACGACGACCACTACGGCTGCTGTGACCAGCACTAGTACAACAACCTCTGCTCCAACTACCAGTACAACAACGGTTGGCACTACAACTAGTACTACCACGTGTCCACCGTTAGATGTAGCATATACAGTTGATGATGAAGGCACTATGTCAATTATAATTTCGTCAATTACAATTGATCCAATGGCGCTAGACGTGATTAATGCACATGGTGAAATAATACCACAAGGTACGTATGTGCCAATTATAGATGAAGAATCGGTAATTACTACACTTTTACCTTTCCATATTTCTCCAGAAGATTACGGAACTTGGTCAATTAAAATAGGCCCATGTACTTATGAATTTGAAGTTATGGAGGGAGGTCCAACTACAACAACCACTCTTGAACCTGAACTAACTAGCACGACTACTACGATTGCTCCAACGAGTACGACAACAACAGTAGCTCCAACTAGTACAACTACGACAGTAGCTCCAACTAGTACAACTACGACAACTACAGTAGCTCCAACTAGTACAACTACGACAGTAGCTCCAACGAGTACGACAACTACTACTGAGGAACCTACTACGACTACTACAACTGAGGAACCTACTACGACTACTACAACTGAGGCGCCAATAGGGGACACAACTACAACAACAACCACCGCAGGCGAAATAGAAGATCAAGTTGATATAGTAAATTGTGCAAACCCAGCAATAACACTGTCAGTTGATTTTGCAACTTCAGGACATCATCCAGTAATTGGTCGCATATATTACTTTAGCGCAATAGATGGCGATTATCCAGCAGGTTGTTACACAGTGCAAGGTCCACAAACTGGTACTATAATAAACTGGCTTCCTCCAATACTTGGAGCTTACACGACTTGTGAGTCTTGCTTCTCAGCTAATAGCGGCTAAACTCAGGTCTTTTTCTTAGTATAATTTAGTATGTTAAATAAGAAGACAATTTTCATGTCCGCTCAGCCGGACCACCAATACTTTCATTGGCAAGTGGAAGTATTAATTCATAATTTTATGAAGCTTGGTATCAATCCAAATTGGATAGAATTACTATTTGCGTATGATTCCGAACCGTCAGCCGAAGGTTTAGCTCTTGCACGTAAGTATCCAATGGTACGCTTCTTTTTCTATAAAAAGAGAATCACGCAAAATCACGGCTATATTCCAATCCTTAGGCCCGATATTTTAGAGCAGCACTTCCTAAGATTCCCTGAACTTAGAGGAGAGTCTATCTTCTATCATGATTCAGATATCATCTTTAGAGAAATTCCAGACTTTGATCAAATGCACGGAGACTTGTATTGGTATCTAAGTGATACTGTTTCATATATTGGAGCAGAGTACATCAAGAGCAAATCAAATGACCTATTCATTGATCTATGCAGTCTTGCAAAGATCTCGCCTGAAGTGGTTGAACAGAACCAAGAAGGCTCAGGTGGAGCTCAATACTTAATGAAAGGAGTCACTGCTAATTTTTGGAAAGAAGTTGCAGAAGATTCACTTACTCTATATAAGTACATGGCAGATCGAGAAACTCAAGATCGTGCAAAATTAAGTCCAGAAGAGGCTAATTCATTTAATCCAATTCAAAAATGGTGTGCAGATATGTGGGCTGTTCTATGGGGTGCATGGAAAATGGGAGCACAAACTATAACTACTCCAGAATTAGATTTTAGTTGGGGAACTTCCAATACCGATGCTTATGAAAAGTGCAAAATAATGCACAATGCTGGAGTTACAGACGCGAATAGAAAAGAGCTTTTTTACAAAGCTGATTTTAGATCAACGAGTCCGTTCGATGCAGATCTGTCATACATTAAACCAGACACCGCGTCTGCCAAATACGTAGATGCAATTTTATATGCTAAGAGTAAACGAGTATAGCTACTTATATCGGTCCTTGCTGATAAATAACTCTAGTAGAAAAATGCAAGTCCCGCTGAATGTCTCACAAAATTAAAATAAAACAAGTTGACCTCAGTAATGTAGGTCAAGATATATCACTTACTAGATACTTAGTACTTGATGCACAAGGAAACCCATTCTATAATGATACGCCTCTTCCATCAACTGCTGGATCTTCAGGTACTGCTGGAACATCTGGAATAGACGGCATCTCTGGAACTTCTGGTTCTAGTGGAACTTCAGGAACAAGCGGAACCTCTGGAACTTCTGGAACAGCTGGTACGTCAGGTACTGCTGGAACTTCTGGTACTTCTGGAACAAGCGGAACCTCAGGAATAGACGGAGTCTCTGGAACTTCAGGTTCTAGTGGAACGTCTGGAACAGCCGGAACTTCCGGTACTTCTGGTACAAGCGGCACAAGCGGTACTTCAGGCACTGCTGGAACTTCAGGTTCAAGCGGAACAAGTGGTACATCAGGAATAGACGGAGTCTCTGGAACTTCAGGTTCTAGTGGAACGTCTGGAACAGCCGGAACGTCGGGAACTGCTGGAACTTCGGGAACTGCTGGAACATCTGGCACGGCTGGAACTTCCGGTTCAAGCGGAACAAGTGGAACTAGTGGTACATCAGGAATAGACGGAGTCTCTGGAACTTCAGGTTCAAGCGGAACGTCTGGAACAGCAGGTACTTCAGGCACTGCTGGAACATCTGGCACGGCTGGAACTTCCGGTTCAAGTGGAACTTCTGGAACATCGGGTACTTCAGGAATAGACGGAGTCTCTGGAACAAGCGGATCAAGTGGAACTTCTGGAACAGCAGGAACTTCCGGTACGTCTGGTACTTCAGGTTCAAGCGGAACTTCAGGTACAGCCGGTACAAGTGGAACATCTGGTACTTCAGGTACTTCAGGAACTAGTGGTACCTCAGGTATAGACGGAGTCTCTGGAACTTCTGGTTCAAGTGGAACTTCAGGCACAGCCGGTACTTCCGGTACAAGCGGAACTTCCGGTACTTCTGGTACTTCAGGATCAAGTGGAACATCAGGTACTTCAGGTACCTCAGGAATAGATGGAGTCTCTGGAACAAGCGGATCAAGCGGAACTTCCGGGTCAGATGGTAGCTCAGGTACATCAGGCACAGCCGGTACAAGCGGAACTTCAGGCACAAGTGGTACTTCAGGTACTTCAGGATCAAGTGGAACATCAGGTACTTCAGGTACCTCAGGAATAGACGGAGTTTCCGGTACTTCCGGATCAAGTGGAACTTCAGGTTCTACTGGAACTTCAGGAACTTCAGGAACTTCTGGAACATCGGGTACTTCAGGAACTAGTGGTACTTCAGGTACTTCAGGATCAAGTGGAACATCAGGTACTTCTGGTAGTTCAGGAATAAGTGGAGTAAATGGTACAAATGGAACATCCGGAACCTCAGGTTCAAGTGGAACATCAGGCACCAGCGGAACAGCTGGTACTTCTGGTACAGCTGGAACTAGTGGTACATCAGGTATAGACGGAGTCTCAGGAACTTCAGGTTCAAGCGGAACTTCTGGAACTTCTGGAACTTCAGGTACATCCGGTACTTCTGGTACTTCCGGTTCAAGTGGAACTTCCGGAACAAGCGGGACATCAGGAACCTCAGGTACTTCAGGTACTTCAGGAACTAGTGGTACATCAGGTATAGACGGAGTCTCAGGAACTTCAGGTTCTAGTGGAACTTCAGGTTCAACTGGTACTTCAGGTACTTCGGGAACTTCAGGATCAAGCGGAACTTCCGGTACAAGCGGAACTTCTGGAACAAGCGGCACCGCTGGTACATCAGGTTCTTCAGGAACAAGCGGTTCTACTGGAACCTCTGGCACAAGTGGAACATCCGGTACAGCAGGTACTTCTGGAACTTCAGGTTCTAGTGGAACATCAGGAACCTCAGGCACAAGCGGAACTTCAGGTACGTCAGGTACCTCAGGAATAGATGGAGTCTCAGGAACTTCTGGTTCTTCAGGAACAAGCGGTTCTACTGGAACCTCTGGCACAAGTGGAACATCCGGCACGGCCGGTACTTCTGGTTCAAGCGGAACTTCTGGTACTTCCGGAACAAGCGGATCAAGCGGTACTTCAGGTACTTCAGGATCAAGCGGAACATCAGGTACTTCTGGATCAGCCGGAACTTCAGGTACTTCTGGTACAAGCGGCACTTCTGGTACATCCGGCACGGCCGGTACTTCTGGTTCAAGCGGAACTTCTGGTACTTCCGGAACAAGCGGAACATCAGGTATAGACGGAGTCTCTGGTACTTCTGGTTCAAGCGGAACAAGCGGTTCAACTGGAACTTCAGGAACAGCCGGAACTTCAGGTACTTCAGGTACTTCTGGTACTTCTGGAACAAGTGGAACAGCTGGTACATCCGGCTCAAGTGGAACATCTGGAACTTCAGGTTCAAGTGGTCTAAGTGGAGTCGACGGTTCATCTGGCTCAAGCGGAACAGCCGGAACTTCAGGTACTTCAGGTACTTCTGGAACAAGTGGAACAGCTGGTACATCCGGCTCAAGTGGAACATCGGGTACATCAGGTACTTCAGGTATAGATGGAGTCTCTGGAACTTCAGGATCAAGCGGAACTAGTGGATCGGCTGGTACATCAGGTACAAGCGGATCAGATGGTTCTTCTGGAACATCAGGAACAAGTGGTAGCTCAGGTACTTCAGGAACTTCAGGTTCTAGTGGAACCTCTGGAACATCCGGTACAGCCGGCACATCAGGAACAAGCGGTAGCTCAGGTACTTCTGGAACTTCAGGTTCAAGTGGAACTTCAGGTACTTCTGGCACAGCTGGTACATCTGGTACTTCAGGTTCAAGTGGTACATCCGGTACTTCAGGTACTTCAGGAATAGATGGAGTCTCAGGAACTTCAGGTTCTAGTGGAACTTCTGGTTCAACTGGAACTTCAGGAACAAGTGGAACAGCTGGTACCTCAGGAACTTCTGGAACAAGCGGTACCTCAGGTACTTCAGGTTCAAGTGGAACATCTGGTACATCAGGCTCAAGTGGAACATCGGGTACTTCAGGATCAAGTGGAACATCTGGTTCAGCTGGTACTTCAGGAACTTCTGGAACAAGCGGGACTGCTGGTTCTTCTGGAACTTCAGGAACTTCAGGAACAAGCGGGTCGGACGGTTCTTCTGGAACCTCCGGTACTTCAGGTACATCTGGTACTTCAGGAACATCTGGTTCTGCTGGAACTTCAGGTACTAGTGGTTCAAGTGGAACCTCAGGAACAAGCGGATCAGACGGCTCGTCAGGTACTTCCGGTACTTCAGGATCAAGTGGTACCTCAGGAACAGCTGGGACATCAGGAACATCAGGTATAGATGGAGTCTCAGGGACTTCAGGTTCAAGCGGAACTTCAGGTTCAGCTGGAACTAGTGGAACCTCAGGAACAAGCGGGACCTCAGGAACAAGTGGAACATCAGGAACTAGTGGAACTTCTGGAACTTCAGGTTCAAGTGGAACTTCAGGTTCAAGTGGAACAAGCGGTACATCAGGTACTTCAGGATCAACTGGAACTTCCGGTACAAGTGGAACAAGCGGTACCTCAGGTACTTCAGGTACTTCTGGCACAGCTGGTAGTTCTGGTACTTCAGGAACTTCAGGTACAAGCGGCCTAAGCGGAGTCGATGGTTCAAGCGGTAGCTCAGGTACTTCTGGAACTTCAGGTTCTAGTGGAACTTCAGGAACCGCCGGTTCAAGTGGAACTTCCGGTACATCAGGTACTTCTGGAACTTCAGGTTCTAGTGGAACATCAGGAACCTCAGGCACAAGCGGGACCTCAGGTTCAACTGGTACTTCAGGAACAAGCGGCTCAAACGGGTCTAGCGGAACAAGTGGAACATCAGGCACAAGTGGAACATCAGGAACAGCTGGTACTTCAGGTACAAGTGGTTCTAGTGGAACATCTGGAACCTCCGGTACTTCTGGTTCTAGTGGTACATCGGGACTAGATGGAGTATCTGGTACATCAGGTTCTTCGGGAACTTCTGGTTCTACTGGGACTTCAGGTACCTCAGGTACTTCAGGCACAAGTGGTACTTCAGGCACAGCTGGTAGCTCTGGTACGGCCGGCACAGCTGGAACTTCTGGATCAGCCGGTACTTCTGGAACGGCTGGTACTTCTGGTTCTACTGGAACAAGCGGTACTTCAGGTTCAGCCGGTACTTCAGGTTCAAGTGGAACTTCTGGATCAAACGGCAGCTCAGGCACAGCTGGTACATCCGGAACAAGCGGTTCTAGTGGTACTAGTGGTTCTTCTGGAACAAGTGGAATGGATGGAGCTTCAGGCACTTCAGGCACTTCAGGTTCTTCTGGAACTTCAGGTTCAAGTGGAACTTCAGGTACAGCTGGTTCAAGCGGTACTTCAGGCACTGCTGGTTCTTCTGGAACTTCTGGAACTTCAGGTACTTCTGGAACAAGTGGAACCTCGGGCACAGCCGGATCAAGCGGAACTTCAGGTACTGCCGGTGCAACTGGTATATCAGCAGGTCAAACCTATTATTTTAATCAAAGTCAATCAAGTGCAGTATCTCCATATAAAGTATTAATGACCGAGCCTAGTGGAGCAGCTCAACAAACTGTATCTACTATATTAACTGGCCACATACAGGATGTTCAAGTTTCAAGCTTCTTAACTCCCGAATTAGGATTTGCTATAATTCCAGGTGGAACACAAAGATTCCATTTGCACTTCTTAAAACCAGCATCAAATGATGATATTACAGCGTACGTAACAATTCAATTAGCGGATTCAACTGGAACCGCAATTGGTTCAATAATAACGTCAGGCATTTCTGGAATTGGATGGGTAAGCGGTAGTGTACCAGCTGAGGTAACTTGCGATATAGTTCTTCCAACTACCGGTATTAGTCTTACTAACCGAATGATCGTTAAGATCTACTTAAATAATAACGATTCAACTTCACATACCGCTATTTGGTATACTGAAGGTGCTTCATACTATTCATTTGTAATGACGTCAGTTGGCGCAATCGCAGGTACTTCTGGAACATCAGGTACTTCAGGTTCGACTGGAACATCAGGTACTTCAGGATCAAGCGGAACATCAGGTACTTCTGGATCAGCCGGAACTTCAGGTACTTCTGGTACAAGCGGAACTTCTGGTACTTCCGGAACAAGCGGAACATCAGGTTCGACTGGAACAAGCGGAACCTCAGGTACATCCGGCACTGCCGGTTCTTCAGGCACAAGTGGTACTTCTGGTACTTCAGGATCAAGCGGAACCTCAGGAATAGATGGTGTCTCTGGAACTTCAGGTTCTTCAGGAACTTCAGGTTCAACTGGTACTTCAGGTACTTCTGGAACGGCTGGTTCAAGTGGAACATCAGGTTCTTCAGGCACAGCTGGTTCGTCAGGTACTTCAGGAACTTCAGGTTCAAGCGGTACGTCAGGTACTTCTGGAACGGCTGGTTCAAGTGGAACATCAGGTTCTTCAGGCACAGCTGGTACCTCAGGTACTTCAGGAACTGCCGGTTCTTCTGGAACTGCTGGAACTTCAGGCACAAGTGGTACCTCAGGAACAAGTGGATTAACTGGAGCAAGTGGTTCTTCTGGAACATCAGGTTCTACTGGAACTTCAGGTACAAGCGGATCAACTGGTTCGTCAGGTACTGCTGGTACATCAGGCACAAGTGGAACCTCTGGTTCAACTGGTACATCAGGCACAAGTGGAACATCCGGTTCTTCAGGCACAAGTGGAACATCCGGTTCTACTGGAACTTCAGGTTCAAGTGGTACTGCTGGAACTTCAGGTTCTACTGGTACGTCCGGAACTTCAGGTTCAAGTGGAACAAGCGGTACTTCTGGTTCAAGCGGAACTGCTGGAACTTCAGGTTCAACTGGTACTTCTGGAACTTCGGGAACTTCCGGTTCAAGTGGAACTTCCGGAACAAGCGGGACATCAGGTTCTTCTGGAACTTCAGGTACAGCCGGTTCTTCAGGCACAAGTGGCGTAGATGGAGCAACTGGAACTTCTGGTACTTCCGGGACTTCTGGAACTAGTGGTGCAACCGGTGCAACTGGTCCACTCGGCCCTACTGGTTCAAGCGGAACTTCAGGTACAGCTGGAACGTCAGGTTCAAGCGGAACTTCTGGAACATCAGGCACAAGCGGTTCAAACGGTTCAAGTGGAACATCCGGTACTTCAGGTTCTACTGGAACAAGCGGAACAAGCGGTACTTCTGGAACTTCTGGAACGTCAGGTTCTACTGGAACTTCTGGTACTTCAGGTACCTCAGGAATAGATGGAGTTTCTGGAACTTCTGGTTCTTCAGGAACAAGCGGTTCTACTGGCACGTCAGGTTCAAGCGGCACAGCTGGGTCTTCAGGAACTAGCGGTACATCAGGTACAAGCGGTTCAAATGGTTCAAGTGGAACATCCGGTACTTCAGGTACTTCCGGTACAAGCGGAACAAGCGGAATAACTGGTCCTACTGGCGCAACTGGTCCACTCGGCCCTACTGGTTCAAGTGGAACTTCAGGCACAAGTGGCACGGCCGGTACTTCTGGATCTTCTGGTGGAACTGGTGCATCCGGTACATCAGGAACCTCTGGTACATCGGGAACCTCTGGTACATCAGGTACAAGTGGTGTTACTGGTCCACTCGGCCCAACTGGCCCAACTGGAGCAACTGGCCCACTCGGGCCAACCGGTTCAAGCGGAACTTCTGGTACTTCCGGAACAAGCGGAATAACTGGCCCTACTGGTGCTACTGGACCACTCGGCCCTACCGGTTCAAGCGGAACTTCAGGAACAGCCGGTACGTCAGGTTCTACTGGAACTTCAGGTTCTTCAGGTACAAGCGGAATGGACGGAGCTTCTGGTACATCAGGTACAAGTGGTTCTTCTGGAACCTCAGGTACCTCAGGTACAAGCGGTGTTACCGGTCCACTCGGCCCTACTGGCCCTACTGGTGCTACTGGACCACTCGGTCCAACTGGCTCTTCAGGAACATCAGGTATAACCGGCCCAACTGGCCCGGTTGGTGCTACTGGCCCTATTGGCCCTACTGGCTTAACCGGTCCAACTGGCTTAACCGGCCCTACTGGCTTAACCGGCCCAACTGGCGCAACTGGTTCAAGCGGAACTTCAGGTACAGCTGGAACATCAGGTACAAGCGGTTTAACTGGAGCAAGCGGTTCTTCTGGAACTTCAGGTTCGTCAGGTACCGCTGGAACATCAGGTATAACTGGTCCAACTGGACCTACTGGAGCAACTGGCCCACTCGGCCCAACTGGCCCAACCGGTTTAACCGGCCCACTCGGCCCTACTGGTTCTTCTGGAACCTCAGGTATAACCGGCCCAACTGGCCCAACCGGTCCTACTGGTTTAACCGGCCCACTCGGCCCTACTGGTTCTTCTGGAACCTCAGGTATAACCGGCCCAACCGGCCCACTTGGTCCAACCGGACCACTCGGCCCAACCGGCCCAACCGGCGCTACCGGTCCGACTGGAGCAACTGGCCCGGCTGGGTCTTCAGGTACTTCTGGAACTTCAGGTTCTGCTGGAACAAGTGGAATTGATGGAGTCTCAGGTACATCAGGTACAAGCGGCTCAAACGGTTCAAGCGGAACATCAGGTATAACCGGCCCAACTGGACCTACTGGAGCAACCGGACCACTCGGTCCAACTGGTTCTTCTGGAACTAGTGGTATAACCGGTCCACTCGGCCCTACTGGTCCACTCGGCCCTACTGGCCCTACTGGTGCTACTGGACCACTCGGCCCAACCGGTTCTTCTGGAACTAGTGGTATAACTGGCCCTACTGGCCCGGTTGGTGCTACTGGCCCTATTGGCCCTACTGGTTTAACCGGCCCTACTGGTTTAACCGGTCCAACCGGCCCACTCGGCCCTACTGGTTCAAGCGGAACTAGTGGCAGTTCAGGATTAAGCGGTGCAACTGGTTCTAGTGGAACATCAGGTATAACTGGCCCACTCGGCCCTACTGGCCCAACTGGATTAACCGGCCCTACTGGTGCTACTGGCCCACTCGGTCCAACCGGCCCTACTGGTTTAACCGGTCCAACTGGTTTAACTGGACCACTCGGCCCTACTGGTTCTAGTGGAACATCAGGTATAACTGGCCGTACTGGCCCACTCGGCCCTACTGGCCCTACTGGTTTAACCGGTCCACTCGGCCCTACTGGTTCAAGCGGAACCTCAGGTATAACTGGACCAACTGGTCCAGCTGGAGGTACTGGCCCTATCGGCCCGGCTGGTCCAGCTGGAGGTACTGGCCCAACTGGTTTAACTGGCCCGGCTGGTGCAACTGGTCCACTAGGGCCAGTCGGCCCTGCTGGCCCAACTGGTCCTACCGGTTCTAGTGGTACAAGCGGAGTCTCTGGATTAAGTGGAACTGCTGGTACATCAGGAACAAGTGGTATAACAGGTCCTATTGGTCCTGCTGGTCCAGCTGGAGGTACTGGCCCTACTGGTTTAACCGGCCCAACTGGTTTAACTGGCCCTATCGGCCCTGCTGGAACTCCTGGTACTCCAGGTGGTACTGGCCCTGCTGGAACTCCTGGAGGCGCAGGACCTGCCGGCCCAGCAGGCCCCGCAGGTCCTGCTGGTCCTGTTGGACCGATTGGCCCTCCAGGTACAGGTATTGTTAATACAGGAACAATAGGTAGAGCGTCGTACTATTCGGGAACTACCACGCTTAGTGATACTAACA